TAATACATCAACTATCAATACAAACAATCAAAGATTGAGACCTCTCTGCACGGGCAAAAGCACATAACTATAGAATCTGCAATATTAGGAGATGCTGCGCCACTGGGCTTTTTGTCCACCATCACTTTACCATTCTGTGAATTCTTATATTGCGGTTGTGATAATTCGTTCTTTATTTCCTGCAGACGCGGCAATGTAGAATCTAATGAAATAAGCTCTTCCGCTTCATAACGCTCACCGAATTTCACGGCGCGATAGGTTTTATAAAAACGGCTTCTAACTCTAAACCAAGCCTGCGCTTTTAAGTTTGCATATTGATCTTCATTAGTGGGGCTTTGGGCATCACCGGGTATAATATGGCTATCACCATCTAAAGGCTTTGCGCCTGCATTCCATGGGTAAACACCGAGATTTTGCGGAAATGTCGGCTGGCCCTTTTCATTTACAATCTCCATCATGTTGTTGATAGCCTCCTTAAACCCAGCGCCAATACCTATAGAGTCAAAGTATAATTCAGTGACTCCCCACTCAACACAGATAGGTACCGCTTGCCTTGCGGCATCCCCAGCGCTTCCGCCCCAGTGGTCTGCGTGACGCAATACCCAGCCATGGCGTATTGATAAAGCGTTGCGGTCACCGCCCTCGTCGGCAACGTCTTGTCCTGCGACTTTAGAGCCCTCTACAGGTAATTTAAGAACCTTGTGGGCATCGACTGCAGCATTGATCCAGTCAGGATGGATGATAAGTCTATCGACCGCTGCGGAATAATTGCGCTCGACCTCTTGTGCAAATATGTGAAGCAACCCCTCAGATTCAGCTTTTGCACGCCTTGCATCATACCACTCCTGTGTCTTTAATGGATTTTCACTCCAATCAAATATGAATACACGCAACTTCCCCTTAGTGGGCTTAACATCAGGATACCATATCTCGCCTGCCATGCGCTTGCGATAGAACACATTGTTTGTGCCGTTTACCGAGCTAATATCAATAGCAACGTCCGTGTTATCACCAAGCGCGGCCTCAATAAGTTCAGCTTGTTCATAATGGGCTGATTCATCTTTAAAATAAATGGTATTACGAGAGCCACGACCTTGATTTGCACCCGCTTCACCGCTGATGATTGCGCCATTCTCAGGATTGATGATTTTCATATAGGTAGCATCTCGTTCCATATTAAAATCTTTAGGCAATAACAATGGAGGAACGTACTCTATAAGCTGGCGTATTTTAGGGAAAATAGCTTTTGTATCACCTTTTTTGTCAACATACTCTTCTTTGCGCGAACCCCAGCCGATGGCTGTTTCAGGATAAAACAACCAAAGCCATACCGTAAATGCAACGCAAAGATAGCTAGCACCAACGTCACGAGCTTTTTCAATCAGCCCATGTTGTTTTTCATTTAAGCATTGATGTAAGAAAGTTACAAATTCTATTTGTCTTGGAAACAATATAAATGGCATTAGCCGTGGCATTGGGTCGGAAACACGTGGGTCATAAGTTACGCAAACATCGCTTATGAAGTCTATTGGATTGTATTTATAATGAAGTTTACATGCCGCGAGAAAGTAAGGATCATCGTGCATATTATCAAATAATTCAATGCGACGCTTATATTCAGCAAGATAATCAGGATTCCAATTTTCAGCCATTTTGAATAAGTAAGGGCAAGCTTTTTGCTTTCATTTTATAAATTTCAGAGGCTTGCCTTAAATCTGTTATCTCAATTTTTATTGAGCTGTCACCGCCAGTAATTTGAGATTTAATTTCTTTCGGTAGTATTTTAACCCAAAGACTGTAAAACATTCCCGGTTCTTCTCTAGCCCATGCCATAAGAGCAGTAACGCCACCGAGTCCATCAAATGCCATTTGCAATGCATCTTTGACTTCCGTGGTTTTTTTATTAGGTATGCCCTTAGTTCGTCCCGCACCTATGGGACGTGGCTTTCCTCTTCGCGATTCGCCAATATTAGGATTCATAATTAATTTATAACTTATTTTTTATTTAATTTCAACCCAGCAAAATAATTGCCACCTATACTTGTATATAAATGATACCAACTTTTTTTGCCTTGACTTATAAGCGGGCCATAAGTAACGTAAGCGCTTAACATTTCAAGAATATTTAGTTGCCCGTGGACTAGTATGGACGGGTATTGGACGGGTAACTATATTTGGTACCCGTCCAAGTTTTATTGTTATTTTTCAATATATTATAATTCTATGGACGAGTGGACGGGCAAAAAACGTCTTTCCCAGTAATTGCTAGAAATACACCTATTCTATAAATAATATAAATATACAAATATATAAAAACTCATTTCTATATATATGTATATAAATATACCTGTCCACTAGTCCATATATAGATAAGCAACTAATATATAATAAAAAAACATGGACGGGTAGGGAATATTCCCACCAGTCCATCACTAGTCCAACCCGTCCAATATTCTATTTGACTTATAATATTTTTAAATTATCTATAATAACAATATAAGAAATATAAGGGGATTAAATGGAACAGGAATTCAAAGACGCGATGATGCGTTCTGGCGTTTCACCTGCCCACGGCCTAATTTTAGACGGTAAATTAAGACGTTATAGGGTTGAAGGCGATCGTAAGGGCCGTAAAAATGGCTGGTATCGATACGTTCAAGTCTCACCAGAATACGCTTGGGCGGTATTTGGGTGCAATAAACGCGGACAAAGCGAAAAGTGGAGTAGTAAAGCAACCAAAAATATAAATAACTTTGAAATCAAAGAGAGAAAGCGGATTGAGAACCGAATACGCGAAACAGAGGAAGAATTACAAAATAAGACTGCCGTTAAGTGCAATGAAGTGTGGGGACGCTTAAAATGGGCCACAAAGCACCCGTACAGCGATCTAAAGGGTATAGGGCTATATGGCATCAAAGAAATGCACCGCGTGCTTGTGGTGCCAGCCTATTACGAAAATTACCTCGTTTCATTTCAATACATAACGGCGGACGGCTTTAAAGGGTTCATAAAAGACGGGCGTTCTAAGGATTGCTATTGCTTAATAGGCGATGAAACCGAAACGCTTTACATTTGTGAGGGCTATGCGACGGGCGCAAGTGTGCACGAGGCTATGGGACAACAGGTTTGTTTAGCGTTTTACGCATCAAACATACCGGGTGTGGCTAAACAAATGCGTGCTAAATGGCCCGATAGGAAAATCGTAATAGCGGCTGATAATGATCAATTCACAAAAGGCAACCCCGGTATTTCATATGCGCAGGAGGCGGCGGTTGAAAGCAAATGCCTGGTAAAATACCCTTTATTCGATCCATTAGACCCGGCAAAAAATACTGATTGGAACGATTGGCACGTAAAGTTCGGTCTTAAAAGCGTTGCGGATGAAATATTCGGAACAAAGAAAAATGTCCCGGTTGTAAAAGAAGAATTAAAATGGACTCATGCTTTATTAGAAAAAAATCATGTCGAGCAAGGGGGATATAAAGATTTTGATCCAAAATCAAAAGAGAATGCTTACATTTTTATGGAGAATCATCCGCTTTTTAAGAACATGCTTGTTTACAATATTTTCACTGACAGCATTTTTTTAATGCGCTGTCCGCCATGGGAACGGCAAGAAAGATTTTTTCCAAGAGAACAAAGAGAATCAGACCCCGCTATGTATGTGAAGGAATTTGAAAAAATAGGAATAAAAACGAGCAAAGATGTAGTTATAGATTACATGATGAAAATTGCTTATGACAATGTAATAAATCCTGCAAAAGATTATTTTGAGAAGCTTAAATGGGATGGCACGCCGAGAATAAATAATTGGCTTACTTATTATCTTGGAGCGGAAAAACAGGATAAAAAATATTTAGAGGCTGTTGGTTCAAAATGGCTAATGGGAGCTGTATCGCGTATTTATAATCCGGGATGCAAATTTGATAACGTTCTTATTTTAGAAGGTAAACAGGACATCAAAAAAAGTATGGCATTTGAAGTATTGGCCACGTTCAATGAGGAAATTTATTTTCTTGAATTTTCAGGAGACGTTTCATCAAAAGATTCGCTCACTGAAATGCACGGAAATTTAATAGTTGAGCTTTCAGAGTTAGCATCTTTAGCAAAAGCTGATTTTAATTACATGAAGGCATTTATAACTCGTAAAATTGATAAATATCGACCTGCATATGGGCGTAATCAAATTAAAAGACCACGCTATTTTGTATTTGCAGCCACTACCAACAATGACGGAGCTGAAGGCTATTTGGTAGATCCAACGGGTGGTAGACGTTTTTGGCCGGTTGAATGTAGTCATGTGGATATTGACGGCCTTAAAATGAATAAGGATCAGTTATGGGCTGAGGCTGTTTATAGATACGATGTTTTAAAAGAGCGTACTTGGCTTGAAGATGATGAAAAAGAATGGGCTAGTATAGAGCAAGTGCGACGCAAAGAAGAAGATTCATGGACTGAACCAGTAAACGATTTCCTTTTAACTCAAGGAATGGAAACCAGTGTGTTTAAAATTGCGCGCGGATTGAACTTAACCGCAGAGCAAACCAATACAAAAAATGCAAAACGTATCGTTAGAATATTGCGTGACTTAGGCTGGGAGCCAAGCAAAAACAGGCCGCGAACCGATTCGGGAAGAATTACAATATGGAGAAGAAAAGTATGATGAATGAAATTCTAACACCAGAGCAATTAGCCCATAGGTGGCGCATAAGCGAAGGAACTCTTGCTGTATGGCGATCGATTGGTAAAGGCCCAATTTATAATAAAATATCAGGAAAGGTAAGTTATAGCATGAGCGATATTTTGAATTATGAAGAGCAAAGTAAAGTTGATCCCACTCAAAAGAAGGATAAATAATATGCCATTAGGAAATTTCAGACAAAATATATTGCCTTATACAATGCGCGAGCAAAGTGATGGGTCTTGGTTATTGTTGAATAGAGAATATCAACCTTGCGGTACGAATAAAAGAGCGCAACACCCCATAAATCCACATGATTATAGCATTTACACCATACGATTTAAAAGAATGCTTAATAAAACGTTATTGAGGCTATCTTGGGATAATTACATTAGAATTTCAGATGATGGGCTGCGAGCTATATTTTTATATAATGATGGAACAATTCCAGATCATTCTCCAGATAAAATGAAAGCATATTTTGAAAAGCTGAAAATTCTTATTAATTTAAAGTGCGATAGTATTTGACATTAGCAATTTAATTGCTTAAACTAACTATATAAGGATAGCTTTTATGAACGACATTTCATTTGTAGAGCGTGCCAAACTAAGGGTTAAGAACGCACCTGCCAATGAAATGATCCAAATGCGAGCCAAGGATTTAAAACTAATATTAATGGCGCATGATACGTGGCAAGAGCGTGCGGTTAATAAAACGATTGACGAGGTGTTCAATGAAAAAATATGCCGTTAGGGTTTTAATTGAAACTGTAGAGACTTGGATTGTTGAAGCCCCTAACGAGCATGCTGCGGAAGCGAATTTTGAAAAAGGCATATTAATGCAAACCGATGAATATAAATGGAAACGAACGCTAAATGTTAAAGAAGTAATTAAAAGCAATATGGAGATTAAAAATGTCTAACACTAATAATTTACTAGCTGATTTTTTACCCCCTAAAAATCACAATAATCCACCAACTGATTTAGAATTATTAAAAGAAGAAGTGCTTTTGCGCCATATTGATGTGGTGCAGGAGGCGGATAAGTATATTGCATTGGCGACTAAAATACCACCCACATTTAGCAATGATGAAGAGGCAAATTTCGTTTCTGATTTCATTAAAAAAGCCAAGAAATGCACCAAGGCTTTAGAGAAATCCCGTAAAGAAGAGAAAGAGCCTTATTTGCGTAAGGGCGATTATGTTTACGGCATTTTTAGCGAAATTATTACCAAGCTCAATTTAGCTGCAGATCGCGCGAATATTCCTTTGACCGGGTATTTGAATAAAAAAGCCTATGAAGAGCAAAAAGCGCGTGAGGCTGAGTTTGCGGCATTAAATGCCGAGAGAGAAAAGGCGCTGGCAGAAGTGCAAAAGATGGTAACGCAAGCACCTCAAATGCACACCTTTATGGAGGCGGTAGACCACTTAAACACAGTTTCGCATGTTGCCGAGGTTGCACAAAAAGCAGCGGAAGCACCGATTGCGGCCATGGCACAAGCGCAGGGCACTATATCGCAGGCAGCTCTTGTTAAGACGTGGCAAGGAAAATTGGTTAACTTAGAAACGCTTGATTTAAATAAATTGCGTTTATTCATAAGCCGGGGAGCTTTGGAGGATGCCATTACACGATTCGTTAAGAACGGTGGCCGTCAATGTGATGGTGTTGAAATTAAGGAAATTGTGGAGGCGAAAGTAAAATAATGAAAATTATGGAAATTATAGGAGTAATATTCTGGCTTTTAATGTGTGTCGTTTTTCCACCCATTATTCCTTTTGTTATAATAATTCTTTTAATGGCTATAGCGTTAAAAAAATAGGGAATGATATGATCGAATTCAGCCCAGAACAAGAACGCGCCATTGATTCTATTTTGCAGTGGTATGGATCGGCAATAAGAGGAGGTAAAAAGGAATTTTACCTAGCTGGTTATGCGGGGGTGGGCAAATCCACTGTTTGTGCGGAAGCTATATCACGCATTAAAAACCTTTACGGAATTACCAATGTGCCAACGGCGGCTTATACCGGGAAGGCTGCCTATGTATTGCGTAAAAAAGGAAATGCCAATGCGCAGACTATTCATAGCATGATTTACACGCATTACGAAGATCCAAAGACGGGTGAAACGGAATGGCTGGTGAATGAAACCGGGCCAGCCGCAGCGGCTGATTTAATTGTGCTTGATGAATGCTCAATGATTGACGCGAAAATGGCAGAGGATTTGCGCTCCTTCGGAAAACCCTTGTTAATTATGGGTGATCCGGGCCAGCTTCCTCCGGTAAACGGTATAGGCGCATTTCATCATGAGCCGGATGTATTTTTACAAGAAATACACCGTCAATGCTGGGATAGTCCTATCATTGAGCTTGCCACCATGGCGCGCAAGGGCATGGCATTGCCGATAGGCTATAGTAAGGGAGATGTGAAAGTTATGCGTCTTACCAATGAAACCTCCGAGCTTTTGCATAATCCTGATACGCAAGTTATTTGTGGGTTAAATAGGGTGCGCTGGTCGGTGACACAATTGATGCGCAATAGGTTAGGCTACAATGGTGTATGGCCACAAATAGGTGAGCGCATATTATGCTGTAAAAATAACCGCGAAAAGGGATTGTATAATGGCGGGATGGGTGTGTTGCGTAAATTAGAAATACGCGATCCAACTATGCAATGGCATGATGCATATGATATCTCTCCATTCGATTATGATAAAGAAAATTATAAAATCCGCATTGAAGCAGAAATAGAAGGCACGCCTCACCATAAGCTTGTGGCCGATCCCACATTATTCAAACAGCATTTTGATAGCGGCGCTTCAAAGAAAAATCCTAAATCAAAAATTCCCAATGAGTTTGACTGGGGATATGTCTTAACATGTCATAAAGCGCAAGGAAGCTCATTTAATCATGTCACCCTAATTGATGATTCTGATAGCTTTAGAGAGAGCAAATTCAAATGGTTATATACTGGAATAACTCGTTCAGAAACCGGCCTAACAATATTAGTAAAATAACACTGGACAAAGCAATTAAATTGCTTAAACTTGACCAATAAGGAGACAATATGAAACTAGAAATTATACGAAACTCAGTGCCATCCTCCAATGTTAAAAGCATTGGCTATGACACACCATTTAAGCTTTTGGATATAGAGTTTAAAAATGGCGGTTTGTATCGCTATATGGAGGTTCCTTCAGAAACTTATATAAAGCTGATGGGAGCGGCTTCATTAGGATCGTTTATTGCACATCATATTAAGGGAAAATTTGATTGTAGTTTTTACGCCAACGCAGAGGATGAAACAGAAACGAAATTTATACCAAAGAACGAAGAAATAACTAACTAACCAACGAAAGGAATTTTTATGAATTTACCAAGATACCAAGAAGATTATCTATTTCTACAGGGCTTTATAGCGGCAAATTCAAGAGAATTAAATGGGGCAGCAATAGTTCGATTGCGCACTCTTTACGAATTTATCGAAAAATCAGAAGAATCAATGCGGTCTATTAAGGCAAAAATTTTAAAACTAGAAGAGTTAAATACTTTTTTAGACAATAGATATTTGCTTTTAAGGGCAAAAATTAACAAGAATAAAAACGAAAAAACTAAAAAGAAAAAATTAATCAATAAACTAACCAACGAAAGGAAATAATATGAGTGTAGTAATTAGAAAAGCATCACGAAAGAAGGCAAAGTTAAGGCTCGGTATTGCCGCACCGGGTGGCGCTGGTAAAACCATGGGGTCGCTTTTTCTCGCCTATGGCATCACCAAGGACTGGGATAAAATTGGCCTTATTGATACTGAAGAAGGATCGGGCGAGCTTTACGCCGGAACGCATAAAAACGGCGTAACCATTGGTGATTACCAATATTGCGGCATAAGCGCTCCCTACACTGTTGCAAAATATATTGACGCCATAAAGGCTATGGAGCAGGTTTGCGATGTGGTTATTATCGATAGCTTAAGCCATGCGTGGGCAGGCACAGGCGGCTTGTTGGATAAGCAGGGAAAAATAGCGGACGCCTCTAAAAACTCTTACACCGCATGGCGCTTCGTAACCCCTGAGCATACTGCCTTAGTGGATTCTTTATTACAGTCCCCACGCCATATTATCGCCACGATGCGCTCTAAGCAGGAATATGTGTTAGAGGCTGGTTCAAACGGCAAAATGGCGCCACGTAAAGTAGGTATGGCCCCTATTCAAAGGGATGGCATGGAGTACGAGTTCACCGTAATGTTTGACATTAATCAGGATGCTATTGCCACAGCTACAAAGGATCGCACTGATTTGTTTTCCTCGACGGATGGCGCGGGACGCATTGAAAAGCGACAATTTGTAATAAGCCCTAAAATTGGTGAAGAATTGGCGGAATGGCTTAATAAGGGTGAAGAGTCATTAGATATGCTATGTGAAAAAATGGTGGCAGATATTAAAATAAGTACCGATTTAGAGGCTGCATTTCAAAAACATGCCGCTTTAATCCAACGTGTAAAAGATGAAAAGCCCGAATGGGCTGGACATATAACCCATTTATTTGAGGTTAGGAATCAAGAATTAAGTGCCGTGCCTACCTAACTATAATTAAATTTATTTAATAAACCAACTAACGAAAGGATTTTTTATGAGTGAGAATTTACTTGCGGGAATTGATCTAACAAATGTTAAACCATCTGATGGATATAATGCTCTTGCGCTAGGACAATATGTTGTAAGAATTGAGGGAACAGCAAGAAAGGCAGTTAAAGATACCTTTGATAAAGAAACTGGCTTGCCGAATCCTGATAATGGCAAAAACCATTACCTACAATTAGTGCTCAAGGTTTATGGCGGCCCTAGCGATGGTCAGACTGAATTTGATAATTTAAATATATGGAATATAAATCCTAACTACAGGGCTATGGCCGAAAAACAGCTCGTATCTGTTATGAAAGCTATAGGCGTTGATCAGCCTAATGATAAACTTTTTCATGGGAAATGGGCGCTTTTGGATGTAAAGCTTAATAGTAAAAACAAACTAACAAAATCTTATAGCGCATTACCACCATCAATGATTCCCAAGGATGCTCCTCCTGTTGCATCTCCTGCCCCCGCGCAGCCTATACAAACAGAGGCGACTCCATTGGCACAGCGCACACCAAGCTGGGCTAGTTAATAATGATGGGGGTGTTTCGGCATCCCCATTTTTTCATATTTTTATGAAACTTCGCCCCTATCAAAATAAAGTTATAGATGATTTCTATAATTATTATTCTACCGGAAATGGTAAGAATGGCATTCTTGTTCTGCCGACTGCGGCAGGGAAATCCATAATTTGTGGAAAACTTATTACTGATATAGTGAGAATATTCCCTAATCAGCGTGTATTGTTATTATCCCACGTCCGGGAATTAATATCCCAGAACCATTCTAAAATAATGCTTTGCTGGCCTGAAGCTCCTGCTGGTATTTACTCTGCAGGCCTTAATAAACGACAATCTCACCATCCTATTGTGAGTGCTTCAATACAAAGCGTTTATAAAAAAGCTAATATGCTGGGCCATAGAGATTTGGTTTTTATAGATGAAAGCCATTTACTTAATAGCGAAGGAATTGGAATGTATAGGCATCTCCTTAAAGAGATGATGATTATAAATCCAAAACTTAAAGTATGCGGATTAACCGCAACCCCATATCGAATGGATAGCGGCCCTCTTACTGCCGGAGAAAATGCACTATTTAATGATATAATATCGGAAATATTCATTTCAGATCTACTCGATGAGGGCTATTTAACCCCGCCCATCAGCAAAGCCTCCCTAGCTCAAGCCGATATGGAGGGTGTGAAGCGCACGGCAGGCGAGTTTAATATTAAGCAAATGGCCGAGCGATTTGACCAAAAAGCATTTATGAATGCGGCCTTGGATTCAGATTTGCCTTATTTTGCCGATCGTAAATGCATAGCTTTATTTTGCCCTACAATTGAAAACGCACAGCATGTTGCCGAAGGCATGGTGGCGCGAGGTATTGCTTGCGAAGTCATTCATGGCGACATGGGATTAATTGAGCGTGAGGACAAATTAGAACGATTCCGAAATGGACAATTAAGAGCACTGGCCAGCGTCGGCGTGATTACCACGGGAACGGATATACCCGGCATTGATTGTATTGTGCTTTTACGTGCTACCGAATCGCCGGGGCTTTACCAGCAAATAGTAGGGCGTGGATTTCGCGTGGTTTATGCCGAGGGTTATGATTTAGAGACAAAAGAAGGACGATTAAGTTCCATTCGTAATGGCCCTAAACCTAACTTTTTAATTTTAGACCATGGGGCCAACATAGAGCGTCATGGCGCTATCACGCATGTGGAAAAACCAAAAGCACGCGTGAAAGGTGAAAGGCGTGCAATTTTAAAGGCCGATGTTCGTATCTGTGACTTTTGCCGCTCTTGCTGGCCAATGGAAGTGACTGTTTGCGGCACCTGTATGATGGAGTTAGTAGATAAGCGTGACATGACGGCGAATTTAAGCATCAATGCCAGTAACGCAGATATTATGGGGACGCCATTTAGCCGAGGTGAAAAAGCGGAATGGTTTGGGGTGGATGAGGTTCAGTATAGTTCTCATCTAAAAAAGGGCGGTACAGAATCTTTTAAGGTAACTTATCATTGTGGGATTATGCAATTCAATGAATGGTTAAAGCCTAGTGTAACTTCCCGCTGGTTAAAATGGTGGAAAGATAGGAATAGCGATATAGCAGTAGCAGTAAATATAAGAGATGCATTGCATGATTCAGTTTTATTAAAAAGACCATCTAGCGTTCTCGTTTTCAAAAACAAACAAGGTTATTATGAGGTAATGGATTATGAGTTTAACAAATCAACAAAAGCACACACTGGAAGCATTGCAACAACTGCTTAAGGCATCGCAAGATGTCATTGCGGCATTTAATTCTGATAAAGGATGTTTAACGTGTAAAAATTACTTATTCCCGCATTGCCAGCTTATTGGCATGACGCCACCCGCCCATGTTATTAAGGACGGATGCAATGCCTACGAGATTGATCCCACTTCTCCGCCTTTTTGATTAGGGATAATAATTCTTCTACGGAATGAAAAACTATATAAATCCCGCCATTTTTTTCTACTACATATTTCTGGTGGATCTT